CCTCCTTGGCAAGGAGGTGCTCCACCACTGAGCCACTCGCGCATTGTACGTGTGCGTCACACGCAAGAAAAATATTAACATAATCAGACAACTCTGTCAACATTTTTTTGCAATTTTTTCGCATAAATTTAAAATACATAAAGCAACCACCGAGCCGGTAGGTGAGACTTTGAACCTTCGAGCACAAGACCTACGCTCGCTTAATGCCATACTGCCAAAGACTTTAGCGGTTAATTGATAGTCTACAATTTTTGAATAAGCCCAATCCTTGAGGTAACGTTTTGTCATATGGCTGTTTGTCTATTTCCAAGCATTAAAAAAGAAGAGAAAACCGGATTTTGGCTTTCCCTTCTATTTAACTGTTTATAATTTTATTTTTTTATCTTAACCTGCTTTGGCTTTGACCATTTGCCCTGATAAGTTTCCCCTCCTTTGACAACAATGGCTTTTGCTCTTGCATACAATTTTTTAGCCTTTTTAAACTTGCTATTTGATACACTATATGTCAATTTCTTAGTTGTTTTTGTCACTATTGTCTTTTTAAACCTCTTATCTTTTGCAATCTGTACTTTGTACTTGGTTGCGCCTTTAACTCTCTTCAATGTAAGACTTATTTTCTTAGCACTTTTCTTTTTAATTGCTTTTTTAACAACTGCCTTTCCAACATTTACAGATGATTTTATTGTAGTCTGACTTGGTTGTTTTTTAGTTGTTGTTTGTGCATTTGTATTTGTTGTAGTTTCTACTGCTTTTGTTGTAGTTGTTTCTACTGCTTTTGTTGTAGTTGTTTCTACTGCTGCTGATGTGGTTGTCTCTACTGCCACTGGTGTGGTTGTTTCATTTTCTGAAGTTGGTTTTGTAGTAGTTGTTGGATTTGTAGTTGGTTCCTTGTATTCTGAATATGCAGGATCTGCAAGTTCTGCAGGTGTTTTTCCTGTGAGTCCAGGGTCTGCCTTAATTGACACAGTTTTCTTTAATCCAAATGATTCTACATTGTTACTTGTATACTGTGATCTTACTTCTACTTCATATGTACCTGTCGCAAGTCTGTTTTCATAGTAACTTGCCACACTCCCATTGATTCCTGCCTTGATACAAACACCATCTACAAAAAGATTCAATCTCTGACCTGTTAAATCTGCCTCACCAGACCATGCAATAGTAAATCCATATTTTATACCTTCTGTTAAAATTGAAAGTCCATCTGGTAATGTTGGCTGATTTGGTTTGTCAAATGACTGTGCATTATCTATAACCTGACCTTTAACAGTAACCTTTGATGACTGACCAAATGATGTTGCCGCCAAAGCTGACTCTCTGCCTTCTGCATCCACTGCTGATAAATATGCCAAATATTCACCTGCCGATACACTTTCCAATATAACATTTGACTTGGTAATTCCGTCTACATATACACGTCTGTAAGGTGTACCTGTCTTTGCATCAAATAAATATAAATTGTATCCTACAACTGATGAATCTGCTGATGGAATACTTGCTTCTGATGATGGTGCCCATGCAACACCTAATTTATTGTCTTTCTGCGCCGGATTGTCAGCAGGAACTTCCGGATTTCCTGTAATATAACTTAATCCCGCCGGTGTTTTTGGACCTATGCAATTAACAGGATATGTGTAATTAAGAGTTGCTCCTGTTACTGTAAAGCTAACTGTTTCTGATAATGGTCCCTCACCCATGCTGTTTACATTTGCAGCCTGTGCTGTATATGAACCTGCTGAAAGTCCACCTACTACACCGCCTTTTGTAGCATTACCAATCTTTGTAACTAACTTTCCATCCTTGTAAATATAAATAACTGTTGATGTAACTGTTGGATCATATCCAGCTACATTTGCTGGGTCATCGGCTCCTGCCCATGCAAACATAATTGCATTTTCAATTGTATCCGAACCACTTTTGCTATTAGCAACAAGTCCTATTACTTTTTTCTCAGGTAATGATGTTGCTGTTTTTGCTGCACTTACATTGCTTGTTGGATAGTATGTAATCGAAGATACTATCATTGCAATGGCACAAATAATCGCACCAAATTTCTTTAATCTTTTCATTTCATAAACCTCTCTTTCATTTGATTAAATATTCATTGCAATTATACACTTTTAAAGAGCTATTTGCTAGTATCCTATTTTTATATATGGGATTAATTTTTTAGAAAAGTGTTTTAATTTTAAGATTTTCCATATATATGTACAAACACAAAAAACTCCTAAAAATGTAAAAAAAAAAGCGCGAGACGGGGATCGAACCCGAAAATGGCAATTCTTTGGATTTCCTTTATTTATCGCAATCCCTTTATTTATCGGCATTGTGGCAATTTATGTAATAATTGTAAATTCCATAAAAATAGGGGTTTTAGGATAAAATGCAACACGAAATGCAACACGAATGCAACACAAAACAGCCCTAGAAATAACTCTAAAACTGATGAATAAAAAAGGAAGAGGTTGGCACATATCAACATCAATCTCTTCCTTTATTACTACTAATTTTTTAGAGCAAATACTTAGCTTTCATATAACCAACTACACCGTTGTATTCAACTTTTGCATATCCTTTACTGATATACATTACATTAACTTTTGTTTTGTTTGGAAGCTTTTTCTTCAGGACTTTTGTTCTTGTTTTGTTCCAGATGTTTAGTCCTTTTTTTGTTCCAAAAACTTCCTTAGTCCAAGTCTTTTTGAACTTCTCAAAAGTTCCATATTTTTTCTTTAACGTTGAAGGAGTATCTCCCCATTTTGCCAAATAAAAATGTGGAGTATCTACAGGGCTAACCCAGTCACCACCCCAGGCAAGACCGACCTTCTTTGACTTGGCTATTTTAGCAACGGCCTTAATACCTTTATTATTGTAGGTATCATCTGTAACCTGTCCATCTCCATCTACATCATACTTCAATGCAATGTCAAAAGCAATGCCCCACTGGTGCTGACTAGAATAATCACTTCCTTTCGCATTTGTTACAATGCTTCCTTTCTTTGTTCTGCCCTGAGCATACAAAGCGTCCTGCTCTGCCTTGCTTCTAAATCCCTGCGTAATAATAAGGTATATCCCTTTCTTTGCACACTGCTTTAAAAGTAAAGTTAGCTTGTAATTAAGCCAAGGATGTAACTTTGTTCTGTCAATTCTAATATCGTGTTTCTTATTCATTATTCTTCCTCACTTTCCATTACTTTTATGCCATATTCTTTAGCACAAGTATTCTCAATCCTGCATCCTCTGTATTTATCCCAATCCTTACAAAAATATGCAATATCTGCATTTGCCAATAGTTCTAAACTCTTGCCTAAAAACCATAGTGGTTTGGCATCATGCGGAGCATTTTCGAAAAAACTATCAATGATTTCTACATCCTCATTGTATGTTTCTTTAATTCTATTAACTGCTTTTGCTCTTTCTTCTTTAATCTGTTCATCTGTTTTGTCTCTCATTGGCTGACTTATAAATACTTTCATTTGTCTATTCCTCCACTTCCGGCAATCCTGCCACTGATGTTGCCACACTTAATATTCCTGCAAGTACTGTTGCTGACACTACCACCTTCCAGTCAACTGCTGCTAATACTGCTGCAGAACCGATTGTTGCAATAAATGTCTGTGCCATTGTTTTTACAGCTCTGACACCTGCTGCCTTAATCCATTTCTTTGTCTTGTCACTCATTTGTTTACTCCTTTCCCTGTTTCATTGGCAGTTCCTTTACTCTCTTATAAATCTCTGTTCCTGTTCCATTTCCGCCCAGTGCGTGATATGCCTTGTATAAATGTTCAAAATCATCCAAAGCCTCAACTGATATATGCTCCTGAGCTATGTACTGTTTTCCCAGCGTGTATATCTTGTTATGCAAAATTGCAATAACTCCGTCCTTAATTAATTTATATGATGAATTTTTTAATTTGACATAATTAACTGCACTAACAAAAATTGCACCAATTAATGAAGGTATTCCACACAAGGATAAAATCTGATAAAGTGTCATATGTTTTTTCCTCGACTTTCTCTGTTTTTGGGTATAAAAAAAAGACCTTGCGGTCCTGCTCTAACAATCATATTTTTTTCCTTTCTTATTCTTCCGTTGTTTCTTCTGATTCGTTGTAAAGTTTATAGTTTACTGTAACTTCATATCCGCCACTACCCTGATAAGATACATAAAACTGTAAATCATTAAGTAATGATACATCATAACGCTTTCCAGTAGTTACATCTTCTGGTTTATCTTTTAGATTTGTTAAAAAGATAGCTATATGAGGTGCTGGAAGAGTATCTTCATAAATACCCCTTACAAGTTTACCAAATTCAATGTATTTAAATTTACTAACGTCTATAGAGTATATGTCATGAGATATGCTACTTTCATTGTAACTTGTTTTTGCAAGCATTATTCCCTCGTGTTCTATTCCAAGAGTTCTACACATATCAGAATATTTTACAGTCATATTTTTAATTTGATTTGTAGTTGTGTTATTAATGGCATCAATCTGACTTAAAGCTGTGCTATTAATGGCACCAATCTGCCTTGTAGCTGTGTTATTAATTGCATCAATCTGTATAGACGTTTTATTCTCAATATTTTCTATCTGACGTGTAGCTGCGTAACTTATATTCATCAACTGTTGATTTGTTATATTTGTAATATTACTAATCTGACTTGATGCTACTGTATTAATACCTTCTCTCTGCGATTCTCCTGCGGCAGCCGCAGAACTGTTTATAGCTTTAATCTGTGCCCGTGCTGTGTTGTTAATATCTCCAAGCTTTGCATTCGTAACATTAGCTATGTCTTCCATCTTTGCAGTTGTAAGTGTTGCTATGTCATTGCTTTTTGCTTCTGTTAAAGAGCTAATGTCGTTCATTTTTGCCTCTGTTATGTTAGCTATGTTTGTTGTGCTTTCCTCAACTTTGACATCAATATTCGCTATTAGCTTCTCAACATCTGTCTTTTGACCTACCACCTCTTCTAAATAATTCCCAGCCCTATCTGCATAATCTGCTGCATCATTTGCCTTCTGCTCTGCCTGTTCAAGATAGCCTTTATTAACTTCTATCTTTTCATCAGCCTCTTTTACCAATGCCTTTGTATCACACATTATTTTGATTATCTGATTGTAAATATCCGGTGTAATCTCATTTACAACATCTACCGGAACGCCTTTCTTTACTTTCTGACATACAATTGTTGAAGTAATTCTTCTACCTTCTGAATTGTCACCAAAAACTCCAATGTAAAGCTCACATTCTTCCCTAAAAAGCCAATCAGGTAATTTTTCTGCTGATACAACATCCTTTTCAACAAGCACTTTTACCGAATCACTTATACTATAATCATCTACATATATTACGGCTGTTTTTGTATATCCGTCCCATTCAGAAGAAAAATCAAACTTAATTTCTTCCAAATTGGAAGTTCCTGATATTAAAGACTGCTGGTTAACAATATGCGCCTGTTGTCCTTTTATTTCTATGTTTATATTCATCTTTTTCTCCTTTAATCCACCGTCCATACTGCATGAACCGGTAAGCACATACCTATTGAAATTGTTAAAGGTCCAGAAAATCCATAATAATCAAAAGATACTGTGCCTCTTGGATTAATTGTCATCATCCATCTGGCAGTTGTATTATTTTTTATGTCTCCCTGTTGAATAGACCATACATTACGAGAAGGGCACATATCTGTAGGAATATTTCTAAACAAACTATCATGATTTGCAAAACTTGTTGAATTTGTAATAATACCCACCAATTCTACAGTTTTCCCAACTCTTCGAATTCTGGGTGCATCACTTGAAGACCATGCAGATATACCATTCCCACATTCAACCGATTTCCAGCCTGTATCATATACTTCTCCGGATGTTTCAATAAGGGTTAACTCCTGCCAATCCTTCCAGCCGGCATTTTCATAACGCTTATAAATCACATTGTTCTTTACATCGGGAATAAATATCTGAAACTTAGTTGATGTTTCCCCTTCAACATAAAGCATTCCCCAGTTAGTAACAGGCCTGTTTGTTCCTTCTGTTGTCTTTATGTGATACACTCCATTTTCTGTTAATGTATTCCAATCTACTGCTGATGTTATGGTTTGTGATTTAACATAACTGGGTAAATCTGTTAAGTCATTGTATGAACCTGTAAAAGCCACCGTCTTTAAGTCTGTAAAGAATTTCTTTATTTTTCCAAAAATAACCTTATGTGTTTCTCCTGACAAAATATTTTCTCTTTTTGATGCTGTCTGAAAAGCAACAATATTACTGTCACTATTTCCATCCTTTGAAAGCTTCTTGGCAAGCTCCTCATTATTCTTTTTCAATTCACCATCTATGCTGTCTGCATTTTCATTAAAAACATCAATATCATAAAACTCATCTCCATCCGGTTTCTTTAACTGCAAATACTTTGTTTTATTAATCATCTTGTGCTCCTTCCTTCTTCAAACACTTCTTCTCTTAATTGAATGTGTGTATACTTCTTTAATTCCTCGTGTGTAAATTTTGATAACTGATTATTCTTGTTATAAAGCAAAGACAAATCGATTAACAGATTGCTTGGGACAACCCTGTCCAACAATTTAGCCACATCAGAAAGCACATTCTTTGATGTTAAGGCAACCCTGACTGTTAACACATAATTATTGGCATCCAACTTTACTGAGTAATTAGGACCTTTACTTTCATCATTACCACATATTACCGCCAAAGTCTTTTCCAAGGACCTTACAGTAAAAGGTCGTTGCTCTGTAACAATTCCCAATATCTTCAATCGTCTTTCTTCCAATGTATACGTGTCCTTATTGGATATTCCAAGCATTCTCTCCCATTGTTCACAGCCCTGTTCATCCAAACTTTCAATGAAATTATTGTTCCACATTTTTTCAAGTGCTTCCCACAAATCTTCAGTCTGTGATTGCTCAATGTCTGTTAATTCCTTTATCTCTCTAAACTCTCTTAACCATTCAGGCAGATACTCAATCAACTTTCTATCCACTTATCTCACCAACCTTTGGAATATAATCACAATCAATAATGCAATTACCTGTCTTTCCATCAATTTTTACACTTAAAACATTGTCAACACCTTCCATGTCAAGAAGCATTGATTCTATCTGTCCGCTTCTTACCGTCATTGTGTCCTTTGCTTCCCATTCATTTTTTATGACATTTTTTAAATACTCTGCCAAATTTTCTGTAAAAGTTTCCTTGATGTCATCCCAAGTATAATCTGCCATGTATTCAATCTGAACATCCACATTTATTCTTTTAACTTTTGGTGTTGAAACAGTTACAATGTGACCTATCGGTGCAATCCCCACACCTGTTCCATCCTGTGTTGGGTCAAACTCATTTTGTACTTCATTTATGATTTCAGAAGAAGCTTCATCATATTGAGAGTCAAGAATTGCCAGCTTTACAGTTCCACCGCCATTCCAAACAGGATAAACCTTGCAGGCACCTACCTTTTCAATGTCCTTAGCCTTTTCCTTATAGTCTGCCTTATTTCCTCCAAAGGCCGCTTCTCTAAATGATTCAAAATATCTTTCTCTCAAAGATTCTTCATCCTCATCTTCCGTGCCATACACAATCACTTCAACAGCCTCGATTTCTTCTAAGTCCTCAACATATTCAATTGGAATCACATCATCATTTATGTTATTTCCGTTTTCTCCTGATTCAGAACATGTCATGCTATAGAATCCATCTCCTAAGTTTTCTGTAATTGAATATGTCATTTCACCTATGCTAAACTCTGTTGCCTCTGGAATGTTCACATCAGAAGGAATACATTTCACTTTTACCACAGCCGGAATACCTTCCTTTACAAATATTCCCCTCTCTGCTGCACGCTTAATCAAATAATAATAAGATGCACTGTCTGCAAAACATTCCTGCAAAAGAATGTCCATGTCTGCATACATCTGTGCACTTTCCATTGCCACAGGTGCCAACGCATCATAAATAATTGAACCCTCTCTTTTATCAACATCCCCCTGCACATTTTCAAGCATCTGACTTAAAATGTTCTCAAAGGTCATCTCCTCAAACATCAATGCTCACTCCTTCCACTTCAATCTCTTCATCATCAGAAGTTGTAACTGTCAGAGAAACCATCAATTCATTTTTGTAATTTGAAATACTCTCTATCTCAACAGAATTAAAACGTTCATCTCTTAAAATGGCTTCCTCAATTCTGCCTCCAATTACTTCCTTTACCTCTGCAATGTTTTCTCCCAATAAATCAGCTTTCTCCAATCCATAATTTTCATAAATGCTGTAATAATCAAATTCAGTTAACAGAATCTTTATTATTGCCTGCCTTAAGATTTCATCATCTTCATCAGATTTTCTCAAAATCCTTTTGCTTTCAAAATCCAGCACATATGTATCATTGGAAAACTCCTGCTCTTCATCTTCTTCCACATTAAAATCTTCCAGTTCTTCCAATTCTTCAGGTAACATACTTACACCATCCTATCCACGACAAGATACTTTTGACCACCATCTGCACGTATCATCACAACCTTGTCGCCCTTTTTCAATTTGCTCTTTGATGCAGTTTCCGTAAAATACAAAAACTCATCCGTTAAGATGAGCTTTTGATTAACCTTTATTTTAGGCAAATCTGCCTTTAAAACTGTACCAATTACAATGGTACAGGGCTTCGCCGCTTTTCTTGCATCCTCTGCTATTTTCTTAATTAACTGTGTCAAACTAGTAGCTGCTATCGTAATCACCTCCAGATAATTCCAAATCCATAAGATGTTGCCCATTATTAAATGTATGAGTAACCTTATCAACTAACATATAATTTGAAATTGTTTCACCATAAATTGTCAACTTAACAAGAACCAAACAGCCGGCTCTTACGTTAATGTCACCAAAACAATTATTAATCTTAATTGTCTTACCTGTTTTACAATAAATCTTCAACAATGCCTTAACCTTTAATTTTGCACCCTTGCGACTGTCGATTTTGTCAAAATACTGAAGCACACCCCATTTATTAATGTACTTACTGTTTTTTGCCATATAAATCTCCTGAACACCTTTCTTGGTGTTGTCATATGCTAATTTGATCTGATTATAAACATTGTCATCTATTGTTTCCTTATAATCATAAGATTCTGCCGTGGTTGAAGTTATTAACCTGTTAACCTTCCAAGGCTCCCTTAACCTTAACTTTCCAAATTCATCATACAAGGTATAAATCTTTCCTCTTGCCATTAATGTTTCATCCAAGCTGTTCTGTACAATGTCAAATAATGTTGCATTATCATCAATTCTTGACACAGGATACTTTGTATTCGCCAGCTTACCACAATTCAGTTTAAAATCCTTGGCAATTTTCTTAATTAAAACCGTGGAAGTTCTCTTTTTTGAAATATAAGTATCCTTATTTTTAAAATACCTAAGCTGATCATACACAGTAACATCCAAAGTCTTATCTGTCTTTGGTGAAATGGAAAATACAAAACCATAAAAGAAATTTTTGCCATTAACCACTATTGCCACAGAATCACCATTTGAAATTCTCTTCTTTGAATCACTGTCAACAAACGTTGTAAAAGTAACCTTACCCGGTGCATTTTTTCTCTCAAAGGTTGTTTTTAATCCTTCCTGAACCTGATGTTTGTACCTTTTCTTGCCGTGTTTAATCAGAACATTAACAACAAGCTTCTCACTGTTCTTTACTGAAACAGCTTTATACTCCACCTTTCTGGTTGACTTTTTCTTTTTTGATTCATTCTTTTTAAGAATTTCCCTTAAATATGATATTTCCTGTTTTCCACTGCTTTTACCGGTATTCTTTCCGCTTTTCTTTCCCTTTGATGTCTTACCTGATGAAGTAATGTAATCACTGATTACCCCATATCCTGTTATTGTATGGTAACTTAACGGATATGATCTTCTCATAACAGCGTCAGAAGTGTTACCCTCAATGGTATGCACAGTACTTCCTGATACATACTCAACAATTCCCACGTGAGATGCACCATCTGATTTAAAATAAATGAAATCATTTCTTTTAGGTGTGTATGAACCCTTATACTTGAATCTTCCCTTGTTTTTAAACCATTGCATTCCTGTGTCTGTTGATGCTGTCTTGGGAGCAATGCTTGTTGATACACCTGCCTTATATGCACACCAGGAGGCAAACATATGGCACCATGCAGCACCATTCATTCCATACCAGGCACTATACTTGGTCTTGTTACCGCCATATGCTTTATAACCAACTTCCTTTGATGCAATATCAATTATGTCTGCCATCCTTTCCTCCTTATGGTTTCTTCAAAACAGTTCCCTTGTACAGATATTTTCCTTTGGAACTGCTTTTTCTCTTGTGCTTCTTTGCAGCCTTTTCAATAACCTTCTTGTTCTTCTTGTAAATGGCAGAACCCTTGGAACTATCCTTTAACCACTTTTTCGCTATCAATGTAAGAGTTTCCTTATTGGATTTAATGGTGTACGTATTTGGTATTTTCTTAACCTTTACAGCACCATATTTTCTGTATTCCTTAAATTCCAACGACACCCTGCTGTCAAAACCGTCACTGACAGAATCTGTTATTGTCAGTCTTTCCAGCGACACTTTAAGAATAGTATTGAATATCTTTTTATCATTTGGTGCATATCTGTATATTTCCAGTTTAAATGCCTTCTTGGAAGATAAAAGTTCCTTATACTTCTTAATGTACTCATCGGCACCCTTGTATTTTCCATCTGAATAAAAAGCAAATGGATAATGTTGATTAGGCAATAACAAGTCAAATGAAATCTCTGTAAGTTTGGGATTTCTAAGCATGTTAACTTCTCCCAAATTAATCAGTGTCATTGTCTTGTTATCACCATCAACCTTTATGCTTATTTTTTCAGGTGGAATGGGTACATACTGCCCATCAATAATCAATCTATACATTCTAATGCACCCCTTCCGCTACTGCTGACATTTCTTCTTCCAATCTTGTCTTTAAATGAGTAACTATTCCTTCCATATCAGCTTTTGAAGAACCATTAATAACATTTGACATATCTACACTAATTTTTGCTGTTGTAAATCTGTTAATTGCTCTCTGTTCTGCATAATCCTTTATGTACTTAAGCTGCTGATTTGTAATATCCAATGAATCCGATGTTTTTGCAGTGTTTGCTGCTGTTTCAGCCGTGTTGTTTGTAATGGCATCTGTTCCATAACCATAGTCTGTATCCTTTGTTTCACCTTTCTTAAAAAGATTACCAAAAGTATTCTTAACCTTACTTTCAACACCCTTTCCAAGATTGTATCCTTTTCCATAAGCATCACCATAATTAATTCTGTAATCAATGCTTGGAGCTTCTTTATTTAATGTAATTGAATTTTCATTTTTCCCCCAAGAAGTAACTGTATCTTGTAAAGAAGTTAATCCACTGGTCCAATCTGTTCCAAATATGGCATCTATAATCTTGGTAACAACTTTTCCAAGACTTAAAAACCATGATATAATCTGACCTATCAGGTTTGCAACTGCACCACCAAAAGAATCAAATCCACCATTTGTAACATTTAAAATCCATTCAATTATGCCAATAAAAGGCTGAACAAAAATACTCCATACAGCCTGAATTATTGCGTTAATCGTTCCTATTCCTACATTTATGATTGCTGCTCCTGCTGATGCCACTACACCAAAAATCACACCTGTAGCAGAACGGGTTTTATTCTGTACCTTGTTAATTGCTGCCACAACCAGATAAATAGCTGCTATTACCGCAATAATAGCAATAATAATCCATGTTAACGGACATAATGACAATGCGGCATTTAATCCTTCCTGTGCAAATGTCATTGCTATAATAGCCGCTGTACTTGCTGCACTAGATACCACATGTAATGCCTTTGCACCTATATCTTTTAATGTTGTAAGCCAGCCTATTCCCATTGTTGCATTATAAACAATTAATGCTGCAACTATTCCCCATATAATAGGTTCAATTAATGTCCAATTAGATTTAAAGAAATTAATCATTTGCGTTCCAATGTTAATAATTCCTGTTATTGCTCCCATTACTAAGACTGCAGCATTTCCAAACCCGGTTGCTAAAAGCTGTATGGTTGGCAGATTGTTATGTATTGCATTAAACATACTAACAATCGCCGGCTGTACCTGTTGACCTATAGTTGTTTTAACCGCATCAAAATCCCTTTGATTTCTTGCCATTACTCCCTCAGGGGTTTGAGCCATTGTTTCATTCATCTTTCCTACGTTCTGCTCTATTACCTGGGCAAGCATATTAGCCTTTTCCATCTCAGTTCCATTTTTCATTACCTTTTCCTGATAATCCGTAAATGAAATGCCTGCACGTCTTAATGCTCCAACCTGACCAGTCATAACCTTACCTGTCATATTACCGATATTAACCATATCCTCATTAGTAACATTAACACCATGCATCTGAACTGCTAAGTCAGCCATCTTAGGTAACAAAGTTTTAACTGCATCTGTCTGATGAAAATATGTTGATGCCTGTTGCGCTCCATTTATTAAAGCTGTCTTTCCAACAACACCATAACCACTTATCTCAGAAGCAAGATTTTTCATCATATTAACCTGTGATGTTCCTGCTCCCTGCATTGCACCCATTACTTCAGTAAGTTTTGTCTCTGCCTGATGTAATTGAGATACCTTTTCATTACATTCACCTATAAAGCTGGCTCCCTGTCTTATAAGAAATATTCCACCAAGAGAAGCTACCAATCCTTTAACTGTGGAAAGTAATCCTTTTGCTGAATTTGTCCCCTCTCTTACTTTACCATTGTATGTTTCTTGACTTATTGAAGCTCTTGACGTGTCACTTGCTATCTGCTTAATCTCTGCATCTGCCAATCCTAAATGTGTTCTGGCAGAAGCTAATTTAGAGGTATTAAACATGTTTCCTGACACGCCCTGGGCTCTTTCACATTCATTAATTACAGTTGAGACAGCATTAGTTATGTTCATAAGCGGTGCCGTCATTCTGTCTGTTAACTGAAATGAAGTCATTATTGATGCCATCTCTTTACCTTACCTTTCCAACTTTCTTGCTTTCTTCCTCTTCCTGCTCAACTCTTGCATTAATGGAAGCAATCACAAAAGCTCTCTCATTTTTATCCAAACTCATAAAAAATGAAGGTGTCCAATGAAATTTATGTAGACAGTAATATGCATACATTGAATCAGGATCACCTTCATCTATTAGTTTTTTGCTTCGTTAACTTTATCCTGTAATGTTTCGTCAAATCCGTTAAACTTCTGAATAAATTCAGCAAACTCATTATATTCTCCCGGATTATCAATCATCTGCTTAATTAAGTCTTCCGGATTCATTACACCATAAGAATCCTGTAATTCCTTATTGTATAAATCAGGTTCTGCAACAGATGCACACATCAGCTTTGCAATAAACAATGAAGAATTAAATTTCTGTCTGTAAACACCCGGCTTTCCTGTAACCTGAACCTCTGTTGTACACTTTTCTCTAATTCTTTCATATTCCTCAGTTGAAACTGCCTTAATCTTCCAATCCAATGGAGTTCCATTTTCGTCACATAATGAAGCGGTTACCTTATATGCCACGTCATCCTTATATTTCTTATTTTTCTTTAAAAAAGCACTTAAATTAGTTGCCATATTCCTTACCTTCTCTTTCTAAAAAATAATGGATAAGAAGATTTTTAGTTCTCCTTATCCACTTTACTATTACATATATGCAGGTTCCTTATATTCTGAATCCTTGCTGTAGTCCATTGCATATGCCTCAATGTCCTGTTCAATAAAATCTCCATCCGCATCAAATGAAGATAAAAGAACATCTCCTTCTATCATACACTGATGGTAAGTTTTCCCTGATGCTCCCATTGATGTTGCCGGATCATTTGATTCAACCTCGGCTTCAAAAGTTGGAAGCATTCCTGTATTCTTGTATTCTTCCACAAGTCTATCAAAAGCCTCCGTACACTTATACAAAGTCATTTTTATTTTAATTTCCAATCCACTTGGCTTTTTGCCTTTAATGGTTTTACCAAGAATCGGTACATCGGCAAGACTAACATTTGCCTTTGCTTCAAAATTCTTAGCATTAAGCATTGCGTATCTTCTGCCTCCAACAGTACAGTATAATGTTGCTAACTTACTTGATGGTGCATCATTAGCATTCATAAATCCACTCATTCTTTACTGCCTCCTTCCTAATCTATGATCGTAGTCATATAAAGTTTTTCCATTACACCTACAATAGTAATATTTGTATTAATTACTACCGCTTTCTTATCTTCACCCTTTTCAACAACAATATCGTCATCACTAAATTTCTCTATTGCTCTTGTATCTACAAGATAATTAAAAATGCTTCTGACATCATTCTTAAGTGATACTCTACCTGCATTGTCATTAGAAATTTTTCCAATATATTTCTTATTAAAAACAGATGCCACATTGTCTGCAATGTAATCAATCACACGAATTGTCTGATTTTCCTGAAAAATGCTCCCCTTATCCTCTGTTACTGTTGTAAGGGAATTAATGTCTCTTAAAACCCTAAGTTCATCACCACACTTATGAATAACAAACTTTCCTGAAGTTATGGCATTTTCAAGTTCTGCCTGAGTATACTGGCAGTTAATTTCTTCCAGTTCCCCATCATATAACATATTTGTGCAAGCCTTGTTGACACCACAGGCTGCTTCTGCTCCTGCGACCCACGGAATAACATCCTTTGTGTTCATAACATTAATGATTCCCTCATAATCAGCTTCACAATTATACATTACAGTCTGAAACTTAATGCCCATTTCATCACGCATTCTTATTGTCCAGGACTTGTATACTTCCTGTAATTTTGTGTCTGTTTCCATTACCACAACCACATTAAAAGCGTAATTCTCCAATAACTGCATAAACATTGTATGAGCCTCATTTGTTGGCTTATCATTAATTCCACCTGTACCTCCTGTTAAGAATGTACCGGCAGTTTCTTCAAGTTCAAATGATTCCTTCCATTCAATAAAGGCATTGTCCTTTAATTCTCCTGAACTTGCAACTGTCTGAATGTCAACTAATGTTGTATCCATATAAGTTGACACATCATACTTTTCTGTCTGATCAATGTTTTTCTTGATAACAATCTTTATTGAATTACCTTTTGAGCCCTTACACTTGGCATCTGCATACTTACAACCTGCCTTTGTTCCGTTATTGTTAATCTTAAAAAACAAACCTTTAGTTGAATGTTTAAACACTTCCCTAACATTAATAAGATTTCCATCATATGGACTTCTTCCGAAAACTTCCAATGCAACCTTTTCAAATTCATCAGCAGTCACTTCAAAAATCTTATCATCAGGTCCCCAGTCCAAACATATTGGCATGGCAACCACGCCACTTTCCGTATTGTTCTTAATTGAATTTCTACTAATAACATTTACATAAGTTCCCGGAAGAACCTTATTCTGTGCTGTAAATGTTCCACCACCTAATGCCATTTAGTTTACCTTTCCTTTCTTCCATTTTTTCAAAATATCATCTGCTTCTTCAACGGAATATTCATCTTCATCATTCAACAAAGCTTTTAAAATATCCCTGTCCTGTAAAAACCTTTTTGACTTCATCAATTCGCTTTTTCCGTATTTTACAGATGCCTTATTCTTTGCTTCCATCTGTTAAACCTCCTACACCTGTTCTTATTTCATAACTTTCAAACTTATCCTTGTCTTCCTGTTTCTCCATAACAAATGTTTCATAAGTTACCTGAAACTGCAAAACACCGTCAACCATCTGACCTGTCATTTCTGCTGAATGAAGCTTAAATCCATCAACCTCAATATCCCTTAACAAGTACTGTAATTCTTCCAGCACTTCCATTCCTTCACCATAACAATTATCACTCTTAGGCCAATACCTGATAATAAATGGAACTGTCTTTAGAAATCGTGGTCCAAGTTTACGTCTTAAGGAAGGATTTAAGCACAAAACAGAAAAACAAGGCTCTTTTAGGCTCTGTTTCACTGCTTCTGTATATATCTCATATTTTTCTTCACCGTAGGACTGCCTTATCTGTCTTACAATCCCATCAATCATCTTACTTATCATTTAACTGCTCCTGATAACCATTTTTTCAACTTAGCTTCAAGAATGCCCGGGGCACTCTGCCTAATCTCCTGTTCAGACAAAGTAAGCATATACTTTCCTTCAACCCATCCTGTCCCGTTTGCCGTTCTATGGCCAAACTCAACATATGATGCATATTCAACAGGATTGATAATCTCTATTACATATGTATCACCGAAATGATGAACAGTAAGAGAATCTGCATAAGACGTTGCAGCCTGATTGGTTCCAGCCGTCCATCCTCTTCTAAGCGTTCCACCTACTTTTCCTGAATTGGAAGGATACGTACCTACCGGAGTTCTTTTAATTACTTTTGCAAGAAGTCTTGCAGCAATCTCCCTTGATGCAGCTTCAAAAAAATCATCAGAATTTCTTGCCATTGCTTCAAGACTGTCCCTTAACTGCTCCAACTGCTTACAATCAATTTTAGAATCACTCACGCCTTATCCTCCACCAAATCAAGCAAAATCTCCTGATGTGTAGGATAAACCGCAGGTCTTCCACTACTTTTGTAGGCTACCACACCACCAACGCCCTTTACCAATATTTTAGAACCCGGCTTAACATTGATTTCAGGTGCCATAAACAATTTAATGACCTGAGTAACATCTGAATCAGCCTCATTCTCTGAATTGGAACTTATATTGCTGTAAGAAAGTCTGCAACAAACATCTGACTGCACCATTACCTCTTCAAAGTTAGTCACAGAAGAAACAACAACCTTTTTCTTTTCAAAAATATCAGCCCTAAAGTCATATGACATTTCTATTGCCTTTCTGGTTCTTAAAACTGTATTTTTCGAAAGCATTTAATCAGCTCCTCTCCACTGCACCTTAATCTGTTCAGCATAACATTAAAAGCCTCATCAGAAGATGTGCCACCGAAATTAACAGAAGTATCTCCTACCTTTACAGAACTTACTGCCTGCTCTAAGTCAAATTCTTCAAGCTTACCTGTTGTCTTAAGCAAATACAAAAATTCACCGCACACTCTTTCACAGGCTGATTCAAACAATCCCTTTGGAAGTTTCTTAACATGGCATCTGGAATTTAACTCAGAAACAACTTTATCAATGCAGAACATCAATAATGAATAATCATCTTCTGAATACTCATAGCCAATGTTCTTCAATAATTCTATGACCTTATCTTCCAATAACTCCATCTCCTTCCTTTAGCTGTGAATGCGTGTATGACTTTAACTCAGAGTGCTTATACAATGATAAATAATCATTCGAAATAATTGAGACGGATATTGAAAATGTTTCTCCACAGTTTACAATCTGCTTACTTAACTTTGCATCAATAATGATGTTTTTATTCATCAAACCACCTCAATTTGTACTCTCTTTTTTAGTATTTCATCAGCAATATAATATGTAATCTCCAAACAATATCGCATTGACTTACTTAAAGGATTCAACTTCACCGTAATGCAATGCTCATTTATGGTGCAGTTTCCTTCTGTTTCAAGTTCCCTGTCCTTATAGAACTTATATGTTGCCCTTGATATTTCAAATTCCTCATTCTTTGTAGACTTAACAAGAAATTTTAAATACTTGTCCTCACCTAAAATAAAGTTAATGTTCACACGCATCACCTCTTCTTAATACTTCTATACAAAAACTGCTTTCTGACAATTCAGAAAAATAATTATCATTTTCCTTTTCAATGTCATATTCTGACGTTACAAAACCAATTTCATAATCATCATTAATGTATGTACATTGGTATGGTAATGGCTCAATGGTAAATTTCATTGCCGTTGCATCATAAGAAAATAACACATCAGTACAATATGCTATATTCCCGGCTTCATCAAATGCAGTAAGTTCCATTACATACCTTCCACTCTTTTGTGCCGGTACCTCGGCAGTCCAGATGTCTCCCTTCAACCTTGTAAAGATAACATCCTGACCTTCAACCTTACCAATAAGCCTTACTACCATTTAGTCTGTAACCTCCACAGAAATTGTATATGTTGCGCCGGCATTAACTGGATTTGGCGAAATAGTAACTGACTGAATAACCGGTGCAGTCTGGTCAAGTACAACCTTCTTTGTAACTGTAGATGTCTTTCCTGCTCCATCCTTTGCCGTAATGACAATGGTATTTTCTCCTGTCACTAATGTAAGTGTCTTTGTAAAGCTTCCATCACTTCCAACTTCAACAGTCTGTTCAGTTCCACCATTAAGCTTAATAGTAAGAGTTACCGGTGAGCTTGTAACATCATTAGTAGTACCCTTAACAACAAGAGATGACTGATTTGTAACAAGATTGTCAACCGGTGCTGATACTGACAATTCAGGTGGAACAGTGTCAACAGTAAATGTTACACTCTTCTGAGTTGCAACATTACCATCATAATCACTTGCGGACACCTTAATTGTGTGAGTTCCATCTGACAAAGCTGTAGTTGGTGTATAACTACATGTATAATTCTTTCCTGACTGTGTCTTAGTAATTCCTGTTGTAATTGTCTGGCTATCAATAATAAGCTTAATTGTTGATGGATTAACACCTGAATCTGCATCTGTAACAGTCCAGTTAATAACAGGCTTGTTATTAGTCAACTTAGCAGAAGATGAAGGTGCTGTTATTGAAATAACAGGTGCAACCTTTTCCTTAACCTTAAGCTGTAAGCTTGAACCAAGTGTTGTGTCCGTTGCATCCTTTGTCACACTGTTTCCAGCTTCATCAGTAGCCTTAACCTTAACATTATAATAATGTCCATTCTGATTGTATGATGATGTTGACGGAGCTGTTATTGTAGCCTCATACTTCTTAGTTTTGGCATTATATGTCAGAGTATGGGTTTGTCCGTTAATTACAACCTGTACTGCTTTTACTGCCATAGGTAATGCCCTCCTTATCCTAATTTATGCTTAAATGCAACAATTCTAATCTGCTTAGGCTCATAAACAGGATTCCAGTTAGCTGGGTCTGCAAGTTCTACTCTTGAAGGACCTTCTGTCTTTGCCACATTTGCGTTAGTAAAGGCAATTCCTCTAGGATGAAGAATTGTTGTTCTTCTGTTAATAAGGTAATCAACACCTGAACCCTTTCTCTTTGCCCTATCAGTTTCAGTTGGAACAAATCCTTCAGGATTTCCGTTACCTAATGCAACTGCTCCATTACCAAAAAGATATGTTGTGTAAGCCTTAGTTTTTGAATCATATGGGCATCCATCATCAATGATTACTCTCTTGCCCTGATATGTACCAAATGCTACATCGTTTGATGGCTGTACTGTTTCGATCAGATTCTGTTTCTTAAGGTATGCTTCTGTTGCTGAATGCATACAAATACCTGTAAGCTGTGCTTTAGCATCTCCTAATTTCTGTTCTGCATCAATAAATGCTGAACCACTCCAATTAGCTGCATTTCCTGAATTACCTGAAATATCTAAAAGATTAGATGCAAGTCTTGTTTCTGCTGCCTTCTGTGGTTCCTTAACTTCCGGAATTGTTCCAAACACACCATTAAGAATTGCAACAAGTTCTTTCTGCATATCTCTTGCCCAGAACTGTGCCACCAAGTCACCAATGGCCTTCATTGGATCTGCTCCTGAAAGTGCTGCTGATAAATCTGTTGCACTCCACATTTTTGCTCTTCTTAAGACTGCTGCCACATCCTTGTTTGAAGTAATCTTGTTGTCTTCAAGGTCTGCTCCTTCAATTACCTGCTCTGATTCTCCTGTTAAATCCTCGAAGAATGGCATAGTTACTAATGGTGATGCCTGAGAAGCCAAAGCATCAAATTCAGCATTGTTTGTAACAATTCCACTATTAAATAATGCTGATAATTCCATTGTTCTGTTTAATACGTATGGAGTAAATAACTCCGGTACAATTACGTCCTGTAATGTTGTTCCTGGCATTTCTAATACCTACCTTTCCTAAATTTTTCATTAAATTGTAATTCCGGCTGCTGCTGCCATTTCCTTGGCCTGTGCCGGATTCTCCTTAAGCAGCTTGCCCTGCTCTGTTAAGTTAAATGTTTCCTTGGCAAAAGGATTCTTTGTAGGACTTCCACCCTTGCTAGGTTCATATCCTGCTTTCTGCTTAAACAGATGTGCCATAGTCTTATCTTCCCTGTAAGCCTTAATTGATTCGTCAACACCAATAGGATTGTTGTCCTTGTCAAATGTAAACTTATCAATTCCACCAGCCTTATAGATAAGATAATCAGGATCCAATACTCCCGACTTTGTAAGCTGTTCCTTTAATGCATACTGCTTTGTTGCATTAATCGCAGCAGTCTTAAGATTTCCGATTTCTGCTTCATAATCCTTAATCTTATTCTGGAGTTCCTCATTGTCTCCATTTTCCTTCTTTAATGTTGTGATTGTTTCATTGGCTGTCTTCAGTTCCTCGCATTTATCATTAAACACGTTCTTTGGTACAGCGTGCTTAGGAAACTCTCTCTTTGCAGCTTCCATTACTTCATCAACATTAAGCTTTCCATCTGTAATCTGTGCTTTTTCAAGCAATTCCTTTAACCATTCCATTTTTATTACCTCCATAGATGTTTTATTCCAGTTCTACTGGTGATTGGATTCTACCGATATACCTTCGGCAAGGTATTTCTGTTCTTTAGTGCCTACAGAAAAAGGCATATAAAAAGAGAGCCTATTTCTAAGCTCTCTGATTAACGTTATTAAATTCTTTACTGCATCAATTCTTGTCCATCAAATATAAATGATGTTATAGCTTCAGTTTTTCTATTAATTTTAAACTGAAATTGGCTTCTTATTTCTGCTCCAAAACTATTTTCAGCATCAACATATCCCTGAACTATTATTTGCTTTTTATTTTTTCCATATTTCCATCCACCAAATTTTGCTGAACTTGGTGATTTTAACATTGCTTTAACCTGACTTTTACATTCGACTTCCCATTTGGTCACTTCTTCTGATGATAATACATAATCTGTTAATTTGGCTTTAGCCTTGCCCTTTTTGTATAACATATTTTCGCCATACTTAAGAATTATAACCTTGTTGTTTTTATTAAGCCACATTAACACTTCCATTCCATCCTGAATTTTTATTCTGAAACCTTTATCATTCTTCTTCCACGCTCCATTAAGACCCTCATCCGCTTTAACGTCCTGATAATCTGTAATGTCACATTTCTTTAAAATGTCTTCAATTGATTTTGCTTCTTCTTTTGAACATCCAACCGCTTCTTCAACCTTACTTTTTTCTGCGTACAGCTCTGGATTCTTCATTGTTTGAATAATTCCAAATGTTACTGCAACAATAAATCCTATAAATACAATTAGACAGATTAGACAACCATGCCCCTTTTTAGCTTTAGTTTCACTCATATATTCTTCCTCCCATAAATCTTTTGCTATATTTTATCATATAAAAGAGAAACTTACTATATTTTAGAACATTTCTATTTTATTTTCGTCATTTTGCACTGGAACAACTAACTGTTTTTCAGTTTTATCAATTTTACCTGTCAACTCCTCTATTCTGTTACTAAGCCTAATAAATGTATCAATATCATCTATTCTACATTTACTCTGCATATCCTTACATCTTGTAATCTGTTCCTGTAATTCTTCCTTGTACATACTTGTCCTTTCTTGTTTTTGGGTATAAAAATACCACCTAGCCTTTTGACTAGATGGTAAACCTACTTCTCTTTATTTTCTCTTTTTTCTACTTCTTTTATAAATTCTTTAAATTCCTCTTCTGTCATTGCTCGTATCTGGTCAAACAATCCACCTGGTTTATACATTCTATCATCACATATAAATTCTTGACTATTATTCATATATCATATTCTCCTATAATTTTCTAAATACAAAATCAAACTTAAATGATAACTCCTCAAGCGCTTTTTCCATACTTGTAACTTCAGTATACATCGAATATTTTTTCAATGCAACATAATAATCTTTTTCGGGTATTTCTTTAGATGGTCTTGAATAATAATATATACTTCCATTATGCCCTACTGTAATGCCCGCTACATTCTTATTTTTTAAAAGAACGTTTAAATCACTTAAACTTGGAGGTAATCCCCTTGGATGATTATGTATTAATAATACTTTTTCTCCTTTTTTTTCCGCTCTACTAACATCTTGATTAAACTTTTTAGTTCTTTTTATTCCAAAAGGAATATGCTGGTTAGTTATATCTGAAATCTTTTTACATAACGACAAACTAATTGCATATAACTCTTCTGTATTTTTTCCGTCTCTATTTTTTAACGCATTTCGACTTTTCTCTGCAATTAATCCTTTTACTTTTTCATCATCTGATATTTTACTAAATCTTGCATTATATTCTTTTGATTTTATCACTTTCCAATTCACTCCATAATTATCATTACCTCTTTTGCCATTCTTTAAACTACGCTTTGTTCTAATTGAATTTTCCCTAAATTCTGAATTTACATACTTTTCTTTCCAATCTTTGTACGTCATATCAGCAGAAACATAATATGTATCACCATCCTCATCCCTTGCAGCCCTTTGTTCGTCATTTGCAAATTCATCATCAAAATAAGGTGCTGTACAACTTCTACAGTTAACGTGGAATGGCGGAGCTGTTATCCCCTCTTCATATTCACTCATTTTGAAAACTTTGCCATCCATTTCCTGACAGATGTCTGATGTGTGACCGTCCAATGTAGCTACAATCTCATATCTTTCAACATCCAACTTCTTAAAGCATTCCTTTTGAGCCGTTGAACTAAAATAAGCCGATTCAGTCATTACAAGTCTTCCGGCATTAGCCTTGCTTACATTCATCTTGCTTGCAATCTGGCTTATTGCCTTGTCTGGTCCTGCACCTGTAATACACATCTGGCTTAAACTCGTATGTAACTGATTTATAAGCTGTGTCTTGTTGCCCCATATTCTGTCACTGAAATTCTTGCCATCAGCTAACCAAGGCTTATTTACCACTTTTTCAATTAATCTGTCATTTAATGCTGCAAAGTTCGAGCCGACACCAACGCCTTTTTGAATTTCATAAGCTGTTCTGTAATAACTTTCCTTATATACGTCTTTTATGTGTTTGCTTACTTCGTCGTTCAAATTACCAAATGCTACTTCTGCCTGTTGTCTGCATTGCAGTTCCAACGCTTCCAATCTGCTTATGTGAGCCTTGGCAGATGCATTTTCAAGTTCCTTTACCCATTCACCTGAAAAAGCGTTTTCCCTGCCCTTTTTTATATATTCCTCTACATCCCACTTAAGTTCCTTTAATTCCTTGTCATTAAGGGATTTTCTTGCTTCCAGCAGAGACATATTATTGTTATCCGCATACCTCTGATACCAGGCATTTATCTTTTCTTCAATTATCTTCTGAGACTTATCAAACTGCTCCTGAATATCCATTGTCTTCTTTACGGAAGTCTGATGTGTAGCTTCCTCCATTTCAACGAACCTGTTCTTCCAGTATTCACTATTCTTCATTTGCTCCACCTACTGAGTTATCATCATCTTTAGCCGAATCATCAACATTGTCATCATCTTCATTTGACTTTTTTGTAAACATCTGCTGATATATGTCAGCGTTCTGTATTTTTTCTTCATTTTCCTTCTTTAGCTGTTTAAGTTCTGCTTCAACGTCCTCAACAAACGGATGATTCTTAAGTATAGTTTTCTGGCTAATGATTCCAACACTGTCCTTACATATTGCCGCCTGCTCCTGCTCATTCTTAATACAGGTTCTTGTCCATGTCTGAACAATGTTGTCACACTTAATGTTCTTAAAGTTGCAGATTGCTCTTACCAGTTTGGCAAAACCTAACTGAAACTCTGTTTCCATTAAACCTGTTTTCATCTCCAATAATGAATACATAAACTTAAGAGCCTCTCCTGACTGATTTCCAAAATTCTCAGGTCTTGGATCAAATCCCTGCCCCTGTTCGAAAATAGCCTTTCTTGTGGCATCAAGAACACTATTTCTTGCTTCAATAGGAATCTCAATGTTAAGAGTACTTACACCTGCACCTTCATCTGAATCCATTTTTATAACCTTGTATTTCTTCAAATCCTGCAGGAATCCATTTAAATCTGTTCCACCATATCCGGAAAGAACAAATATAAGCTCCTGAACATCTTCAAGGTCATTAATAAAGCCACTAAACACCTTGTCATACACATCAATCAAAGGCTTAATGTTATCAAGGTCAGAAGACTTAATGTTGTTATTAAAAAACGGAATGAAAGGTATTTCCTCCATTCCGTGACTATACTCACTTACGAGTTCTCCTGTTGTCGGATTGTCAAATATTGCATAATCTGTTAAGTTGTCATAATTTAAATCTGATTGAAGTCTTCTGTATACCTGACATTCCTCTTTGTTCCAATATTCATATATTGTGTAGTTTTTACCATCTGCTTCATCTATCTGTGTATATACTCTTAATGCTCCTATCAGCTTCTGTTTTGCTGACTTATTCCATATCGGAACAATCTGTTTGCTATCAATAACTGCCCACTCAAATTCATTTAGCTCATTTGTCCAATAATGAATCCATGCAACACCTGCATTGGCTGCATTAACACAAAGCTCCATGCACTCTTTTCTATATTCATCCCCCAAGGCCTTTAATATCTCTGCATTAGCCTTAGAACTACCAATGTCAAAAGTAGGCGGTGTAGTGAATGCATAAGCTGCTTTCTGGTTAACTATCAATCCGTGAAAGTTGCGGGGTATTCTGTTGTCTGCATTTCTCAACGGATGACCTTCTTCATCTTCCTTTTTAGGACCATATAGCACGTCACTCTGATTTCTGTAATATCTGTCAGCAATATCACATCTAACCATATACATTGCATGCCCCGGCATATACTGACTTAATAATTCCTTCATTCTAACTAAATCCACTTGTTTCACCTCTTTACTTTAATACTGATAATCCATCAGACTTCTTAGCACAATCCTCTGCAATTCCTGTTGTTGCATCCTGTGCATCGTCATGGTCATTTTTTCCTTCTCTCTGATACCTTGACATTGCCTTATAATAATCAGGCCATCTGTTCTTCCAGTCTTCAGGAAAATATATGTGTTGCATTACCCACGCTGAATTTGAAAAAATTCTTGCATTCTTGTTGTTATGCTGTGTAAACCACTTAATAACTGTCTTGTTACTTTTTAATTCATCCTGAAGTATTCTCTTAACACTTCTGGCAAATCCTCTACCACCATTATTTGATTCGATTCTTGCAATATTTACATTTCCATCAAATAACAGCTTAGCTGTTAACGGCTCTGTAACTTCCATTGGTTCCTGCGTATATATAACATCAAGTACGTACGCTTCATTGTCAAAAGTTACACCATAATTAATACTACATAGGTAATCCTTACCTTCATCTGCTGTATCTGTGTAATTTCTAATCTGTTTAAACTGCGGTACTTCCCTATATGTCTTAAATGAAGTGTACATTCTGCCCTTTATGTCAATAGGATTCTGCTGGTAGTTCGCTTCTGCAATATCTATTCCCATTGACATCTTTTTATTTTCGTATGATCTTTTTGACAAAATTTCAGGACAAAGCATTGTTCCATCTTTCTTAACAGCCTTATAGCATATATGCCTTACCTTTACGCCTATGCTCTTAAAGTGTTCCAATGCCCTGCCAGCCAAATCCAAACTATGCCATCTTGTCATTACAATGATAATCTTGCCACCCTCTTCAAGTCTTGACATCATTGTGTCCGTAAACCAGGTCCAATGATTATCCAGAATATTTGCATTATTAGCTTCCAGTGCTGACTTAATCAAGTCATCAATAATCATTAACGTTGCGCCAAAACCTGTTGCAGTTCCTGTTGGGGATGTTGCCAAATAATTGTTATAGCCATTTTCAAGTGACCACATATTCATTGCACCATCACCACGTTTAATGGTTACTCCCGGGAACACATCTGAATAAACAGCCTTGTTTTCATCTGCCTTTGTTTCAAGAATCGTGTTTCTCACGCCCTTTGAAAACGTTGTAGACAATGTTTCATTGTATGAGCCTGTCATAATCTTCTGTGTTTGGTCATTTCCAAGAACCCATTCAACAAAATTACCAACTGTTCTGGACTTTCCATGTCTTGGCGGCATATTAACAACCATTACTTCATCATCTGATTTTATGAACTGCTGTAACTCATTACAGAAGTCACGTAAAAAGCCCCTGTCTTCCTTGTAGAAGTCAGGAGCCTTTAATTTGCAGTACTGCCAAAAATTTCTTCTTGCCAGCTCTACCCTTGCATAAAGCTTTATTAAATTCTTATTCAGATTCAAGGTCCTCACCTGCCAATCTAAGCAGTTGTTCAGTACTTAATCCCTCAAAAGGATTGTTAACATTTCCTGACACCTCAACCTTATCCTTAAACATTCCTAAATGTCTTCCCAACAGTTCCAAAGCCTTTACCTTGTCATAGGTAGTCAGCTCTATTCCATTCTTGCCCTGCTTAATACCTGAAATAGCCTTAATCTGTCTTCTTGAAAGCTCATCAGTTTCAGTAATCTCAACTGCCTGATAATACATCTGATTTCCTTCACTATCCAATGCCGGGACATAATCACCATCCGGTGTCTTCATCATCACCGGCTTAGTCACAACCTTGGCATATTCAGAACCATTGGCAAAGGCAACTGCTGCAAGCTCCTGAATCACATCATCCTGCGTAACCTCAATTCTTTCCAGCCTGTCCTTAATTCTTTCATCTATGTATTCCTTAATCTCCGGAACATTCATAAGACGAGCGGCTGCCGCTGCTGCTGTATTATCATTTTTGACGTGTGGATATGCTTCCTTATACGCCCTTGTTCCATTCAGATCAATCAAATATTCATTTGCAAATATAACTTGTCTGTCAGTCACTGCAACCGCCCCTTTCTTACCGAATTTATTTTATAAGCACTCTGCTTCTTTAAAAGCATCAAATATTTTAGGAAATTGAATAGCAAACCAATCCACCATTTCTTCGTTCAGTGCCCAACAATCTGACGAATTACTGTTACTCCATAATCCTGATTCATATAAAAACGCATGTATTATTTCGTGTCTAACTACCTGTTTCATGTATAACTGCAAATCTCTTACTGAATCTTTCTCTTGTACCAATTCTGCAATTTTAATTGTTTTTATTGAATAATCCATAATGCCGTCTGAACCTTCAGGCATTTGCTCATCTGGAACATCGTATTTAATTGTGTATTCTGATCCTAATATATTTACTTTTTTATCCTGCATTTTTCTCCTATTTCCCCACGAAAAAAGACAGCCTTTCGACTGCCTTAAGACGTTTTACCATAAATACTTTTAGAGGAATTTCATTCAGATAAACAAAAGATAACAAAAAATTTCCTTTTCTGTTTTACTTTTTACTCTATCATTTTATCACTGATTAATGTGACATTCTATGACACGTTTAAAACTGGCTCAATATCTTTCAACGCATAGCCATGTAGTCTTAATACATGCCTGTAAGATATATTCATTTCCAGTGCTATCTCTTCCCACTTCTTGCTCTGGCAGTATCTCTTGTACAAAATCTGCTCGTATTCAGGATTGTTTAACTTCTGTATGTTGATTATTACGTTTGCTCTGGCTAAAGCAAATTCACGCATCAAATCATTCCACTCACATTCCTTTTCATTAATCTTGCATATTGTTTCTGCCATCTTATCCTGTGTTCCTGAAGACAGTACCCTCTCGCCCTGTTGGATTGCTCCAGTACTCACCACCATTTCCCTTAGGGTATCTATCTCTTCTTTTAGAATTTTCATCTTAGATTCAAGATTTCTAACCTGATTCAAGTATTCCTTTGCTGTCATTTCTTCCAAACTCTCAATCCTTTCTCTATTTTTCTGCATAAAAAAACCAACCACCGAATATTGGTAGTTGGTCTTTAAAAATCTCTATATACTCTAAATACTTATAGACTTTATAAAACGATTTATAGTTCTACAATTCGGGCAAGTACATTCTACCTCGAATTTTATACTGCCATCATAATTTTTTCCAATAGCAAAAGCATTAGCTCTCACATCGGGAACTTCGTATACAACAATACTTCCTCTTCCTGTATCGGCTACTTTAGTCCATTTTAAAATTTTTCCACAAACATAACATTCGTCTATTCCTGAAAAACTCTTTCCTATCATTTTATTTCTCCCTTCTCTGTTGTGATAGAAAAATTATATCAAACCAACTACCTCTATTCAATTGTCAATGTTCGACTTTTATCGACTAATCATCATTCCCAGCTCAACGGCTATCAGAATTGTTATTCCAATAGCCTTAAGTAATTTAATCCAGTCCATTAATTCCACCTTTCACTATTGTAATTGCTCGATGATAGGCTAATCGTCTGCCCTTACCTTCTGTTGCATTAAAACAACTTTCTATTTCTTTTATGACCTTATCCACGTCATAGGCTGTTGGCTGATGTTCTAATAATTCTCGACATTCAATGCATAGTTCTATTTTTTTTGCCATGCTATCTGCAATACTAATTAAACCATTCTCCATATAGATTTGTTGTTTCGCATCTAACCTTACTATTTTATCGTTCAACTCTTTAATCGTTATATCTACATCTATTAATCTCATTTCAACATTTCTCCTGTTCCTCCACCTAGCTTGTTCCTATGCATAGGTTTTATTTTTAATCTTGTACATAACTGATTTAAAGCTGAACATCCTCCGCTATCAAATAAATCAAAACCTTTTGAATTGTACAATTTTGCGATTTCTTCTGCTACTTTCTTTTTTCGTATAAATCCTCTGTTACTCATATTCTTACCCTCCTTAATTCAACACTAATGTTACATCATCTATTAGTTCGACTTTTCTATCGTCTTCAAAATTGAAAAGCCCTCCCGACACTTTATTATTCAAGGCTATAGCATTTCCACTAAAGTAGGATATATCACCTCTGACATCGCGCATCTCCATAGTTTTGATATAACAACCATTTTCGCAAGTGAACACATCTCCGACTACCAACTCACTAAAATGCCTTGTGTTATCTCTGTTATCTTCAATTTTCATCTTTCCATCTCCTTTCAACCTATAGCATGATATGCTATCCAAACGATAAATATAAAAATTGCAATTGAGCACTCTGCCAGAAAAATATATGCATATACATCACTGTCAAATATGTTAATTAAAATCCATATATTCCCAATCGCTAGTATGCTTATTAGCATTGCCTTAATTAATCTTATCCAATCCATCTAGTCCTCACTTTCTGCTAGTTTTGCGTATTTCCAAGAAATCACATTATATTCACCACTCGCTGTCCAAGATGTAGTTCCACCTTGCCACGTATAAACTATTCCATCTGCAAATTTAGCAAAATATCTTTTAATCCATTCACTGCCTTCATAATCTCTAACCAGAATCGGTGTATCAACCTTAACCTTGCTCCAATCAATCTCTGGCTCTTTGTATTCTGAAAACAGCCAGTCTTCTGCCTGCTTTCCACAATCTTCCTTTGAAAGATTATCGCATCCACAACATCCAAAACAACATAAACTTAGTTTCCCATATCTAATTGCTATTTTTTTTGTATCAATTATTCCCATTTTAATTAGTTCATCTCTATATTTCTCAATATTTAACATTTCTCTCACTCCTTAACATTTCTTAACATTTATATAAAACTCAACTGTGGACTATCATCATTTATGTATAATTTTGGAACTCTTTCTCCAACCTTCAAATAGCCACAATTCGCTTCAACTAATTTTTGAGCCATAATTGGAACAACACTGTTTCCAATTCTTGCCACCTGCTTAGATTTCGGATATGGCTTTCCGTCAACTCTGTCAATGATGTAATCTCGCGGAAAACCTTGCGCCAATTTTAATTCTTCAGGAGTCAACATCCTTAATAGAATATCTACAATTACATATTCGTTTCCCAATACTGTAATTAATGCAAATCTGTCTTTAGTAACAATTGTATGTAATGGACTATCAACGCTCTGTCCTGTTCCTTGTCCGTAGTATTCAACAATGAACTGACTAACCCAGGTACATTTAAGAGCCATATCTTCATCAATTCCAAATTCAAACAATTTATCCTTTTCAACTGCCAAAACGTTGACCTGACCAAAATGCCCGGCTGATGTTGTTATCGTATGAATAGGTTCTAATACACTTTGACCTGTTCCGGTTTTATAGAATTTTGACAGAAAAGCAGCTACGATTCCGTATCTATTGCTTGTATCAAGCGTCATAATCGGTTCAGACACCTTTTGTCCTCTCACTTCTGCCTTTGCCGTCTCGGAATGATATTGAATGATGTACGGAGTACACATATAGTGCTTTCCGCTTGTTACTATCGTACCTAGCGTTTCATCTGGTCCATTTACTCTTGGCTTTTGATTTTTATTCTCACCGTAACCAATCGGTACAGTGTATGGTGCGACTTTCTCATTTTCATTAATTGAAACTATAAAAGGTTTATTTGTTTCAAAAACGAACTTCTTTAACCCTCTACCAATTCTGTTCATTGTATTCTGAGCCAATGGCTTTTTTCTTCCAAAGATTGACTTACCTAAATTTTTGAAATCCAAAATGGTTGATACCGGCACCCACTTCTTTAGTCCATTTAAACCATTCTTGTTATGAGTTGGTTCTGGCCATATGATTGACTTACCATCTCTTCTAAATATCGCATACCAACGTTTCCTTGTTGTAGGTGCTCCATAATCTGCAGCGATTAATTCCCTGCTTTCAAATACATATCCAAGTGATTTCATTGCTGTTATAAATTTCTTATAGTCTTCACCCTTGCGTTCTTTTATCGGATGTCCTGTTTCGTCCAATGGCCCCCATTGTTGAATTTCTTCAACATTTTCCATAATGATTACATCTGGAAGAATTGTTTTTGCGTGTTTAAATACTGCCCAAGGAAGTATTCTCAATCCCTTGTCTCTTGGCTTTCCACCTTTAGCCTTGCTATGGCTTGTACAATCCGGACTAGCCCACATTAAGGCTACGTGTTTTCCTTTAACGTATTTTTGCAAGTTTACTTTAAAAATATCTTCTGTTAAATGTAATGTATGTGGATGGTTCTCTTTGTGCATTGCAATAGCGTCTGGGTCGTGATTAATTGCTATATCCACTTGCCTTCCCAATGCCATTTCAATTCCAACACTAGCTCCGCCTCCACCAGCAAAGCAATCAATTATTAAATTATCCATTTCTCTCAGGAGTAAGAATTCTTTTATGTGCGCACAACTCTTCTCCTTTCGATTTTTTTATTTAATTACTGTTCTTAAGTCTCTTCTTTCGCTGTCCATGTCTATTCCACATTCTTCTGCAATTATGCTTATCTGCTCTTCCCATGTGCTGTAATACTCTGCAATGCATTCAGCCTTGTTGTCGAATCTCTCAAACATCTGCTTTATTCTTTTGTTACCAAAACCAAATTCATCATGCATTGTTACAGCCATTAGGATTTTTACATACAGTACTGTGTTGTACTTAACATTGTCACTGAATTTGTCTAAGTCTGCCTTTGATACCCTTAAAGGTAGGTCAATGGCATTTCTCATTTTCAGGTCTGCTTCCAAGGCATCCAATCCCTTTTCTCTTGCAAACCTCAGAGCATATGCCATACCCTCACGTCTTGCCTGTTCCTCTTTTGACATTCTTGCCATCCTTATTTCCTCCATTGCCATAAGCCTTTGCCCTAAAAATCTTTAGTGCATTGTCTCTTGGTCTTCCGTCATTTATGAACTCTTCCTGTTCGTGTGTTAAAATGCAACCAAATTCCTTACTTGTCTTTTTTCTCATTCAATTCCTCCAGCTTCGCCTTAAGCTCTGCTCACTCTTCCTTGATTCTTGCCAATCTTACGTGATCATCTGCTGATAAGATTGAAACTGAAAATAAAATCTGCGATTCCATTCTGTCCAATTCCTCTAAGCGAATTTCTATGTCCTTAACCTTAACTTTCATTTTGTTGTCCTCCTCTTATCTCTGTTTTCAATCAGTCGTCTTTCCAATGCCTGGTAGTCATATTGCCTTTGGTCATTAAATGTCTTCTTGTTTTGTTGCTCTTTCTTTACAGGATAAAAATTACTCCAATCACCTGCTATGGCATTCTTGACTGCCTGTATTTTCTCCTCGTCCGTGTCTGCCACCTGTTCAAGTCTCTCAATCAATGTCTGTATCTGATAGCCAACAATCTGTCTTCCCTTTTGTTCCCTAAGTTCCAGAAATTGCCTAAACACGTCATTAAGGTTTTCGTTGGAAAAATACTTTATATTTTCTTTACTTTTGTTTTCTTTTATTTTCTTTTGTTGTATTTCCGTATCATTTATGTTGGTTTCTGTTACATTTACACTTGTTTCTGTTACATTTATCGGTTTTAATGGTTCATTTAATAAGGGTTGACCTTTTTCATCAATCAACCTGTACCTTGTTTTCTGGACTTTGTTCCTAACAGTCACTGTATCGTAGCGTCGCTGAATTCCAACAGAGGTTATAACTCCTTGCATCAGGAGGTCATGATCAAACAGACCTATGTCCGCACAAGAGAGAATAACTTGTAACACAAAGTCTTTTTTGTTAACCCATCTGTTACCGATTGTCTTGATGATTTTAACCGGAAGGTTCTTCTTGAGCTGTTCAAAGTTTTTAAACTCAAGAAAGTACCCCTCTCGGTAAACCATCGAAATGACTATGTCGTAAATGGTTTGACCTAATGGACCATATTCATTCATCAGGTCCATTATTTTAAAGTCTTCATAATAATCAACATCTTTTGGGAAATAACTAAGTCCTGCCTTTATAGGTCTTCCCATTTGTTTCTCCCATCTTAATGTAGTTTCCTGCTTCATATTCCCTATATATCTGCATCCAATCATCAAGTGTCATTGTCACCAGAATGTCTGCATTGTTTTTCTTGTGAAACACTGCCGGAAGTTCATCCTGCCTTGAATCTCTTCTTGCCTGCTCCATCCAGTCATACAAGTGCATTTTTTCCTGATGTTTTGCTTCTATATGTATTCCCGGAAGTCCCACAACGTCTGCATCACCATTTGCCCCACAATACTGCTGACCTCTTCTGGTTCTGTATCCGTATTCCCTTAGATGCCCGGCAAGTTGTCTTTCAAACCTTGCCCCCTTCTGCCTTGCATTAACTGCCATTCTGTATCTCCCTTACTCTTTTCCTTGTTGCCAGCAACGACCAACCTATTCTCTTTAATCTGCTGCTTTCCTGTTTATAATACTTAATGACAAGTTCATCTTCCTCGCCCTCTATTGGTTGAAAATACCCTTGTCCATTGGATAGATTAAGTATTACCGTGTTTCTTCTGGCCATTGCAATTTCTTCCCTTATGTCTCTGTCTGACAATCCTGTCACCTTCTCTAGCTTTTTTCTTGAAATCGCATTGTCCTTTCCGAAAGGGATGTAATCTGAAATGTTCATTGTCACGTCTCCTTTCTGCCTGCCACCATTCAGGTGACAGGTCTTACAATTTTGTGATATATATTTTGATTTATGACTGTCTGTTTTTTAATAATTGAAGAATGGCTTTGATTCTGTCTGAACCTTGTTTTCAGCCGGTTCCTCATTGTTTTTCTTTTCTTCCGGAACACTCTCTGTTTCCTCAACTGTCTGTTCTGCTGTCTGCTCCACTACTTCCTCATAAGTTTCATCTTCTGACTGCTCAACAGGTGTTGTTTCCACATATGTATGTGTTCCATCCTCATTAATTACTGTCATGTCGCTGTCAAGTGCTGTCTGTATGTCAATGCTCATTATTCCCCACTTGCTTATGATTTGTCTCAACATTGTCTTGTATGCCATTCCGTCAAAGTCCTTGCTCCAGAAGGTCCACTTCGTTCCCTTCTTCAAGTCTGATGCATATCCCTGTGAATATTTCACTGCGTGAGCCTTCATCTTTTCCTTTGACCAGTACATTGCCTTCCTGAATCCATTGACATTCTCAAACATTGCATAATAGCCAATTGTTTCTGCCTTTTCTCTCTCATTTTCATCTGAAATGAGATTTACTTCTATGTCTTCATTAAGTGGATCGAATCTGATTAACTCACCTTTCTTAATTGCCAGCACATTTAACTTCTTGTACTGTCCTGATCTGATTGCCAGCTGAATGTAGCCCTTGTATCCAAGCTGGAACTGTGCCACCTTTGTTCCTGTTTTGTTATCCTTGAACGGAACCATGTAATACTGTCCAAGCTGTGGACTTGGAGATAGATTAAGACTCTCTCCAAGCAATGCTGCACTTACTATTGATGAATTTTGACATTCCTGTAATGTTGGATTGTTTCCAACCGCACTTACTATTGAACTGATGAATCTCTTTCCGTTCTTTCCGCCAACAACCTCATTAATCTGATTCTTTACCGCATCATTTTTCAAATATGCCGTAAAACTTGTTTCTTGTCTTTTTGCCAAACTGTTTGATACTGCCATTTCATTTCCTCCTACTGTATCTGCTCATATTTAATGTTGTTTTTCGTAAGGAACTCACCCAATGCATTGAGCTGGTTTCCTGTTCCACACACCCTGATTACTATTGTGTGTGTCTTCTCTTCCTGATTTTCTTCTGTTCTTTCTTCCTGTGCCTCTTCCTCAACAGTCTGTGAAACACTTTCCTGCTTCTGCTCCGGTTCCTTCTTTCCTGCCTCTGCAAGTTTTTCGGCTTCTGCCTTTTCTCTTGCCTGTCTTTCCTCAAGTTCTGCCTTTCTTCTTGCCTCATACTCGGCTTTTCTTCTTGCATTTTCCTCGTATGTCTGTTTAACCATCAATGCTTCTGTAATGTTGAGGGTTTCAATGTATTTCTGTTTCATTTCAAACTGATATTCACCGGTTTCAGCATTAATGACTTCCAAATCGTGTCTTACACTGTCTCTCATATGCTCCATATCATTGGTTATTGACTTTAATGTTGTTGTCACATTCAGATAACTTTCCTTGAAAACACGTTTGAATGTGAGTATCTCCTTCAGCTCTTCGGCACTTGCAAAGGTCCTGTCATATATCTCCTCAACCTTTATAAGCTTCTCTTCCCTTTTCTTCTGGTCATAAGCCTTTACCTGACTGTCAATGTTGGCATTTGCCTCATCTACAATTGCAATCAGTTCCTTTACCTGGTCTTCAAACACACTGTATGGTTCAAGCATCATCTTCTTGACATCTTTCTTTCCGTCATTCAATGCCTTGCTGAACTTATTAAGTGTTGCCCTGTCAGCCTTTGCTTCCTTTATGTTTTCATCCGTGTACACCAATGACTTGTACACGTTTGCCTTTTCAGTAACTTCCTTTTTTAATTCCTCAAAGTTCCAATCAATGTGCTTTAGTGCATTATCCATTGTTGGATTGTAAATTTTTAATTCCATCTTTTTGGTATTCCTCCTGTTTTAAATTTCCGGCAGAATGAGAGCCGGCTTTTTTCTTTTTTTCACAAGCTCCATGAACTCCCTTTCTGACCTTTTTATTATTTCAATGTCTTCCTCAACATCTGCCCTTTCAATGTGATAATCCTTTGTGATTAGTCTTATGCTCTTATTCCACACACTCTTTATCTGTGCCCTGAGTTCGACAAACTCATATTCCGTCACCATCAGGTAATGAAGCACCTGTATGTAATAATTGTCCGGGATGTGTTCACCATCCCATTTTTCCTTGTGCATTGAACCAAAAAGCTCACTGGTCTTGCATTCAAATATGCCCTTCCTCCCGGTTTCAAGTTCTGTCAGTTCTCCATCAAGTGATGCGTGAGCAAACGGATACTTGTCATTGAGAAGCATGTTATCACCAAAGTATTCAACCTTGTATTCCGGGTGGTCCAATGCAAATATTGCTCTTATGTGTTCCTCTGCCCTGCTTCCATATATTACATACGGTTCATTTGATATGTCTCTTGGCTTGGTTATTCCAACCATTTCATTCCAAAACTCCACATTGTTCTTGTAGGGATTAAGTCCCAACACTGCTGCTGCATCAGAACCACCTATCTTTCCCTTTCTTGCAAGAAGCCATTCAGGTTTACTTGCAAATTTCTTTCTTGTAACCATTTCTAATCAACCTGTTCATTAAGAATTTCATCTGTGCAGTGCATCAATAATGTAACCAGTATCACCATTCCCAGAGCCACAAGTAACTGCCCTGTCTTGCTGTCTACCTCAATCCAGCCATTGACTAACATCACTGCTCCTGTTATTACTCCTATTACCACGTTCTTGAATCCGTTAAGTACTCTGTACTTTTCAGCGATAATGTGGTAATCTTTAAGTGGTTTGTTTTTGTATGAGCTTGAATGTAGTGGTGTATATTCAGGCTCTTTTCTTTTTACTTCTGTTACTTCAAGTCTTTTGTTTGTTTCCATTGTTTCTTTTTATCCTCCTGTTATTTCCTAATTGTTTTTGATTATGTACACCAATTTAATCACCCCCTTCTCTCTCTGCCAAACATTTTCAAAATCTCCTCATCCGTAAAATGAAGCATGTCATCCAATCGCCAAAGGTCGCTTAATTTCAGTCTGTCTGTTTTTGCCTGCTTTGCATAGAACGTATTGGAATGCATTATTTTTCTCTCTTCAATGTCTTTTGCCATCTTGTTGTTTCTTATTAATGCTGTCTTGATAATTATTCTTGTTCCTTCAATCCTTTCTGCTATTGAATTTACTACAGCCATATCTGTCACCTCCTACTCTCATATACATAAAAGAGTTATTATAATTCCTCCTATAGCTCCACCAATTAATGCTGGTATAAGTCTTAAAAACAATATTCCTTTCATCTGCTCACCTCTTTCTGTTATGATATTAGTATGGGCTGTGACTTAACCTCTTACTTTGTAAGTAATCCAATTCCTACTTATATTTTGATGAAATAATCCATTGTAATTATTAATCACGTTCCAGCACAGCCCATATTTTATTTTTTAATTCTTTCAATCTTTTCTCCTATAATTCCCATAATGCCTGAATAATTAACGCATTAACTGTCAAGCCTCTTTTCTTTGCTAACTCCTTAAGCTTTGTGTGTAGCTCTGTTGGAATCCTAATTGTTGTCTGTATCATCTCTGCTCTCCTTTCGTTTTGATACCATAATGATACTTCTTTTTTCGAGGTTTCCCTTGTGCTGTAAAGCACGAGGTTTGTCAACTGTTTTCGTCAAAATAATTTAACGAATCTGTTCGATAATATCTCTAATCATTGATGTTCCTGAATCCATATGAACATTTGCTGTTTTCACTGCTCCGTACCAGAAAGTCGCCACAACTGTTTCGTTGTCTTTGTTGTATTTCAAACTTTCCAATTCCTGAAAATCTCTTGTTTCCTGTAATACTGGTAGTAATAAATCGCATATTTTCTGTTTATCTTCCATTGGTTTCTCCTCCTTTTTTCTTTTAATCAAATTTAATTTGATTTGTTTGGTAAAAAAATATAGTCTAATGGCATATTATATAAAGCAGCTAACTCTTTACCTTGGTTTATTGTTGGTTCAGACGTTCCTTTTTCCCAATTTACTATTGTATTCTTTGAAACGTGCATTTCCTTTGCTACTTTTTCTTGTGTCATTCCAGCATTAACTCTGGCTGCTGCTAAACTAATCTGTATTTCTGCCACTTTTATCTCTCCTCTCTCTTTACATTTAATTAACTTCCTGCTATAATCTCTATATCACTTGGGCGACTTAGCAGGAATGTTAAGAAGTGTCGCCCTTGTGTTGGCTTGTTATTTATCGCCCTACTTAGTTATTTAAGTAGGGCTTTTACTTTTTCTTTTGCTTTCTCCAAGTCTTCGCTCTCTTCCAAGATTGCTAAGATTTTTCTTGTTTGATTTTCTTCTGTAGTTTGTTTTAATAATTCTGCTAAATTCATTTCTTCGTATTCCATTTCTTTTCTCCTTTCCTGCTATCTCCTTGCTACTCCTATATAATATATCAAATTTAATTTGATGTCAATACTAAAATCAAATTTTTTTTGTTTTTTCGTTGACTTTAATAAAATTAAATTGTATTATCATTATATAATATAAATAGGAGGTATCTAATATGAGTGAAGATGTTCAAAAAGAAATATTTTCAAGAAATTTGAAAGCTTATATTGCTAATAGTGGAAAAACACAGCTTGAAATAGCCAAAAGTATTGATGTCTCCCCTCAAACATTTAATACTTGGTGCCAAGGCATTGCTATTCCGCGTATGGGAAAGGTCCAAGCCTTAGCCGATTACTTTCATATAAATAAATCTGATTTAATAGAAGATAAATCCTCTTTCCCAGAAGTCAACACTCTTGCAGCACACTTTGAGGGTGAGGAATTTACAGAAGCAGAAATGGAAGAAATTAAAAACTTCGTTGAATTTGTAAAGAATAAAAGAAAGTAGTCCTTTTTTTGGGACACCTTAAAAAGTATACTCTAGTGGGGAGGTGATTTCTTGAACCAGTTAGAACAATTAGAATCAGAAGCCTGCGAGGATGGTATAAAAGTTGTAGATTATTCTTTTGACAGCCCAAATATCAAAGGGTTGTATTGTGACGGTGTTGTTGGTATAAGTGATAGTTTGGAAAACTCTACACAGAAACGTTGTGTTTTGGCAGAAGAAATGGGACATCATCATACTTCTAATGGAAATATATTAACTATGAGTTCTGCATCCAATCGCCAACAGGAGCATAGAGCAAGGATTTGGGGGTATCAGAAATTGATTGATTTAGACAGCATTATTGCAGCTTATGAGAACCACTGCACTAATTTTTATGAGACTGCTGAATTCTTAAACGTAACAGAGCAGTTTCTGACAGACACCATAAATGCTTATATGCATAAATATGGTTGCTACATAAAACACAAAAATTACATCATTGAGTTTGGATACAATTCAGTTGGTGTGATTAAAAATATAAATGATTAGAAGGAGGTTTCTATGGGATTATTTAGTAAACGTACTACTTGTACTGTATGTAATTGTAATGAATCAAAGAAAAGTTTAGCAGATGGTTATATTTGTAAAGATTGTATTTCCAAATGCTATCCATATATCATTACAATGTCTTGGAAAAATTACAAAACAGATGAAATTAGAATGGCCATATCTAAATCAGAAAAAAACAAAGAGCTTCTTGAAATTTTTACTCCAACCAAAACTTTCAAAAAAATGCTTTCAGTTGATGCTAATCACAAATTGTGGATGTATGGAACATCAAATATTGTTTTTAATTTTAATGACGTTGTTTCTTATGAGTTAATCCAGGATGGTGAATCAATAACTAAGGGTGGTGTTGGTAGAGCTGTTGCTGGTGGGATTCTTTTTGGCGGTGTTGGTGCTGTTGTTGGTGGTCTTACTGGGAAGAAAAAAGTTGTTACCGAAATTAAGGAATATGCATTGAATGTTGTTACAAAAAATGAATTTTTCCCTAAAATTCTTATAAATTTTTTGACTGTTACTTCCACTAAATCTAATAGCATTATTTTTAAAACCGCACAGGCAAATGCTCAAAATATTATGGCTGAATTTGATTTAATGATTGAATCAACGAATAGTTCTGAAAAAGATATACAATTATCGTCAGCTGATGAACTAAGAAAATTCAAAAATTTACTAGATGATGGAATCATCACACAAGCAGAATTTGATTTAAAGAAAAAACAATTACTCGAACTATAACATTTTAAATAAAAAGAGCCAGCCACTAAGGACCAGCTCCAAAGAATGATGCAAGACCATTCCTTAACCACGAACATTGTATCATTCCTTGGAGCACCCGGTCAATCAGAACTATTGTTCTGTGGATGGGTGTTATTTTTATACCCTTTTTTAGGGAGAAAGGAGATACAACATGGCAAAAGCTAAGAAACTATCATCCGGAAATTGGAGAACATTAATATATGACCATACGGATGAAAATGGAAAAAGGCACTACAAATCATTCACTGCCAACACAAAAAAGGAAAGTGAATACCTTGCAGCCGAATACCTTCTTAACAAAAATGAATGCAAGGATGATAAGAGCAACTGCTCTGTTGGTCAGATTCTATCTGAATACATTGATTCCAAACGAACAACATTGTCCCCAACAACAATCAATGGATATGAATGTTCATACAAAAATCATTATAAGGCTATTTTTGACTTGCCTATAAATGCTCTTACTTCAAGTATTTTACAGCGTTGGATTGGTGACTTGAATCAGAAACTTTCACCTAAGACAGTCTTGAATGCGTATGGATTGTTTCATTCTGCAATTGACTATGCGGACATACCATTTACTTTCAAGGTGAAATTACCGCAAAGGAAAAAGGATGTAGACGTGTACATTCCAACAGACAACGACATAAAGAAACTTATCCAGTACTTCAAGGACCAGGGAAACAAGGATATGCTAATTGCTGTTTATCTTGCAGCTTATGGCACATTGAGACGTTCAGAAATATGTGGTGTTTCTGCTGATGATATTAAGGATAATAAACTTACAATAAACAAGGCTTTGGTTGATGCTCACGATAAAGGATTAATCCTTAAGGCAACAAAAAACGCGTCCAGCACGCGAATTATCGAATTACCCCAATTTGTCATTGACGAATTACCGAAAAGTGGGAAACTGGTCCATATTGCTCCACGCACACTAACAAGGAATTTTGCTTCTGCCGTAAAGAAATTAAGATTGCCACATTTTAGATTTCACGATTTAAGACATTACTCTGCATCAATAATGCAT